AGAAGCACCTGTAATTGAATTAGCTGAACCTGCCCCGCCAACCCCGCCTTGCAACCAAGTACCACCTTCATCAGTAGGTGAACCACCTGCTGCACTAGCTCCACCACCGCCTGAACCAGCAAAATCACCTCCCGATGTTCCACCTGCGTTACCCTGTGATGGGCTAGTTGAAGGCGTGTTTCCAGCACCCCCTGTTTGTGTGTAACGAGCATAATCGTCACCTGCACCACCACCAGAACCACCAGCAGCAGGTGCGCCAAAATTTCCTACGCCACGACCCGGCCCTGACCATCCACCATAGCCACCACCTGCAGAGGTAATTGAAGAGAACACAGAGTTAGAACCTTGGCCCCCAGCATTATAACCACCGACAGGCGTTTGTGCGCCACCAGCCCCAACCGTAATTGTTACTGTTCCTTTGGACGATAAGGTGCCAGTGCGGTAGCCACCTGCGCCACCACCACCTCCATAAGTATTAGAACCACCGCCACCACCTGCCACCACAAGATAAGTTACATCCCTTGGTACGTCCCTATTTGGATAACCGCCAAAACCCAACACCTGATAACCAAAACTCATTGCTATCTCCTACGCATCATTCGCCGCATCGGTGGTAAAGAACAGTTTAATGCCTAGTAAACGAGACACTCCAGTAAATGTATCGCCTCCCGCATTAGCATCTCTAAATATTTGGAAATAAGTTTGCGTATCAACAGCAGCGTTTGTGAGGGTAACTTCGCCGCTTAAGGGCGAAACCTGCTGATCTTCTACCGTGCCTATCCCTGCGTCTGTAACCGTTACGGCTGTACCAAACGCAACATCTATAGTGGCACCATCGGCAACCGAAACGCCCTGCAATCCCCATATGCAATCCCCAGTATTTGTGGTGCTAGGTGTCCAAAAAACTTGGAACTTTATCACTCCTTCATTCCAAGATTTTGGAAATGCGATTGAGAACTGAGCAAAATCATCCGCATCCGCCGCAAAGTCTAGCACCTTTAGATCAGGTCTTAGCGCCGTTGTTTCAACTTGTGTCAAGTCACTGCATGGATTGGTTGTGCTGGGGTACATAGCTGCCGCAGGAACCCAAATCGTTTCCAAGCCAGCGGTCTTAGCTACTTTCCCGTCAAGCTGGTTTAAGTCAGCCGCTGAACTGGTCATTGCGGTAGATGCAATTGTAATCTGGCCCTCTGGGACAATTAATCCTGCATCGCCGCCAAGAATTAAATCGTCTGCACTTGCATCCCACTGCATAAAAGCACTGGCAGTATCTCCAAAAAACTTGACGTCATAACCAGTGTCATCAACTCCAACATTTACTGTTCCATCAACATCAATGTTGTCAAAGTGTGTTGTCCCAGCCAGATTTACGTCTGTCAAAAGATCATAAATTACTGCACCTGATCCTGCGCCATCTGTGGCAATCATTTTGACCTGACCAGCAAGAACTGCAACATTCGCTCCAGAGCCTTGAGTGAATGTCAGAGTATAGCTAGTTGCATTCTCAATCATCCAAACTTTTGAAACGGTGTTTGGTGCAAGTGTGACTGTGCAAGCCTGACCGCCGCCTGTGCATTTGAGATAGAACCTTCGTTCATCACCTTTGGCACCATCTGGGACGGTGATCGTGTGTGTAGAGGCATTCGCAATAGCTTCAGTGCCATAAGCAAATGCCTCTGCAATCATTTCCAAGTTTAGGTTTGTGACTGTTCCCCATGCTCCCGACTGATCGCCAGTCGCCATTTCATTGAGGCGTAAGTCGTTTACATAGGTTGAAGCCATTTTAGTCGATCCTTACAATTGCATTGTTTGCAGTTGCTGCTGGGAATACAATTTTAAAATTACCACCAGAAACAGAAAAGTCACCGCCAAAATCAAGAATGGCAATTGCGCCTCTTGCGTTTGAAGATGCATCGCCTAGCGTTTTGTTGTAAATCAAAGCACCACGGGCTGTGAATGTTGCGCTTGTCCACTCTGGATCAGCCGCATCAAAAACACCGCTTGTGCTGTTTTCGGTCACTGCCTTACTTGCCAAAGCATTGCCGCCTGTTGTGTATCCGTTGCCGTTGGCAACTTCATTGCTGGTTGTATAACCATCAGTAGTCGCGTTCAGAGTTGCGCTGCTGGTGTATAGCGCAATGTAAATATTGTCACTGTCTAGGTGATGATCACCCAACAGAACATCTTTTTTAAAAAGTGTGGACATCGCTTGTGTGATAGCCATTATATGCCTCCGTTGTATTCTGCTGCGTAATCGCGTTGCATCTCTTGTACCTGAGATTGCACCGCCTCGTCAAATTGGGTTTTATACAGGGATAAAGTTTCTGGCGCTTTTAAAAACGCAGAAGCCTCGTAAAGAGCCGCAGCAAGCATAACCGCAGGCGCGTTAGTGTCTATCCATGTATTAGCATTAGAAGAACTGAGGCCCGTCTCAGGCGCAATAAAGTCTACGCTATAGGCCAAAGCTGCTGATGGCGTAGGTGCCAATGTAATGACTGTCCCAGCCGTTCCTGCGCTATCTGTGCTGTACATGCGTGGGGTGCCTTGAGTTGTTGCATTGGGCCAGTAATCTCGGATGTAAGAATCAACCCTGTGGTCAAGATACGTCACAACATTTGTGTCTGTAATTGATACCTGTCGGATCATTCTCGCCGTTGGGATTGTGTATGACGCCGTGCCTGCCACAAGATTAGCCGCACTAGATGTGGCGCGGAAGCATGGCATATTTGGCAGTCGCTGAAAGATCATTTCTTCGGCCTGCGCTATGATTGTGTCAATTGATGCGACAAACTCTGTCGAGTCATCTTCCAAAAATGCTTGGATGTTGGCCTTTAGTGTTGTGTAGCTCATGTTATTCGCCCCATCCATCTTCTCCCCAGCCAGCGTTACCCCAGCCAAGTATATCTATGCTTTCATTTCCAACGCCACCTGTGCCACCAAGGTTTGCACCAGTCTCAGAAATTGATAGTTCTAGTGATTCTGTGCCAACACCGCCTGTGCCGCCAAGACCTGTGGCAATTTTATTTGTTTCTGGCGTTTCCGATCCAACTTCTCCAGAACCAGATGATCCTGTGACACTGATTTCTGTAGTAATAAGCAGTGAAATGGTGCCAACCGCTGCCGTGCCACCAACGCCAGTCTGGGATGTGTTTTCTACATCAAATCTTGATACCTTTCCAACACTGCCTTTGCCATGAACTCCAATGCCCGGTCTTTGGCGGGGGTCTATAAACGGATCGTAATTAAATCCAACGAAAAACGTGACATTTTCGGGATCGTTATCGGGCCGTGGATTAAACAGGGCGGTAGCGTCAACGACATTTTTTGCAGGCGTTAGCTGTGGGTTTTTTGGCTCCCAATCTTCTGGCGATACGCGCAGGCCGTCCCAAGTCGTTTTTAATTGCGTATAGGGAACCCGAAGGCCACTTCTATCGCTTATCGCTTGAGATTTTTTTCCCCGTGCGTATTTTGCCATTAATACAAATTCAGCGCAGTTGGCTGAACCCTCAAGCTGACGCCATCATTGTCGGACGCCGCTGCAAACGTGAATGCCCTCTCATAGATTTCGTTTAAGACTTGAAACCTATCGGGGGCGTTTTTCAGCGCCAGCTTGCTTGCAAGACCCGCGCATATGCAGTCGCTCCAGCGATATGGAACGTCAGCGTCTTGATTGCTGGCCGTGATGTCATCTAGCTGGTTTACTGACCAATAATTCAAGCTGTATGTGGTCACGTCTGGTATTTGCCATATGTAAATCAGCGGAGTATATTGCTTATCCAGCATATACTGTGATGGCTTCCCCGAAGATGTTTTGTTTGGCAGTTGGTTATAATCTGCAATAGACACACGATTGATGATTTGGTCAGACGTGTCTGTGCCTGCGCTATCTCTAATGACGGCGTCCATAATGTCGATGGTGCCAGCAGGAAGCGTGTACGGCGTTGTCTGGTCTTTTACCAGCGTCAGGGTTCTTTGCTCTACCGCCCAGTAATTGATGCCTCTGTTGGCCCACTCACTAAACAACAGGTTTAGGCTGCGCCGTGCAGACACAGCCTTATAACCTGTTTGGGTTTGCGGATCGATCCCACACCGCTCAAATGCCTCTGCGATGATTTCTTCAACATCTGGGCGAAACGCTACTGTGCCTGATAGTGCCATGAAGCAATCCTATGCGTAATGTTTTTTCATCCGCATGACGATATTATATGTATCGCCAGCGGCCCCAAGGCCAGTTGTTGTGAACAGGACATCACCAGTTGTGCTTCCATATTCTACCGTTGATGGCAATCCACCAAACTTGCTGAAGTCTTGGTATCCAATATCATCAGCAGCCATATGCATCATTATGACATCTGTACCTGCGTCTGCCTCTACCATGACTGTCATGCCTTGGATTATCCACCAGCACTCCAAAAGACTTACCGAATTGCAGGACGCACCGTTTGCGTTTTTTGCCAGAGTTGAGACATCAACTTTTTTCACGGCATCTTCATCGCCAGTATCAACATATTGCAATTGGAATGCCATGACTACTTCACTGGTGTTTTCAGTAATCGTTTTCACACTTGTAATGTTAGCCATCTATGACCCTCCTATAAATTGTTGATGGGGCCGAAGCCCCACCAATTAAGATGCATCCGAAGAGCTAGATATTCCAAAGAATTTTAGAACAATTACTGTATCACCACCGGGATCACCTGACACAACAAGTTCAACTTCATCGCCTACAAGGCCACTTGCGCCTGTCGTAAAGCCTGACATGCCCAACACACCGTTGCATCCAAAGAAGCCTTTAAATCCTACGCTGTTAACTGCAACACTAATGCCGTCTACATAACCGTCTGTATCTGCATCAGTACCAATGTCTTGAAGATTAACTGCATTTGCAGCCGCAGTGGTTACTGCAATGGTTACGCCCATAGGAATAAAATTCACTGGGATACCAATGGCCGCTTCTTTGCCTGTGGTTGCGCCATTTGCAACAGTTATGGTTGCTTCATATGTTTGAAGCGTCATTGTGCTTGTGACAGCGCCTGTTGTTGTATTTTTCGTAATGTCTTGAAAGCCATTTTCAGACCGTACTGGGCCTGTGAATGTTGTATTAGCCATGATGATCTCCTGTCGTGGCAAGTGTCAGCCACATTGTGCGGCTGTCAGGGATGTCGGCACAATACAACAGGTCTGAACAAAAAGAAAGGGCGATCCGAAGACCGCCCTTTTTTGTAACGCTAACGGCGTTAGTGTTATGTTTTGGTGTTTTAAAATTTTACACAACTTCCAGCTTTGACTTTGTTTTCGTTTTCGTCGATTAGGTTCAGCATGTCTTTCTCAAGGCGTGAATTGCGTGGAACAAGATACTGCTTTTTGTAGCCATTTTCATTTATAACTAAGCGAGAAAAACGATATTTGTCACCATCCTTAAATCCCACATAATTGTGACCGTCTTTAGAAAACTCTGCCCGAATAAAAAACTTACGGCCTGCGTCCATTTCTCCCACCGTCCGACCATCATATATTTTTGTAATTTTCATTTTTTCCTCCTAGTTGAATGGGGGCGCGTGGCCCCCGCTTTGATTAAAAGTATCCACGCAGTCTTCCACAAAGATCATCTTCATGCAGACGGCCTTCTGACAATGCAATTCCCACTGGCTGAAGCTCTTCGCGCTCAAAACGTATCCAAGCCTCTGATCCATAACGAGGTGTGCCTTCATCCCAATGATCCAGATTTATTGAACCACCAGCTTCCAAATGATTTTTTATGCGCTCAACCAATTTATTAATACGCTCTTCGCACTCCCAGTATGGGTGACTTGCAGATGATAGACCAAAATTATGGCACCACGTTCTGCCGCTATGATCGGCAATGGTCACATAAAAATTGGTCGCTACGTTATCGCTTGGCTCTTCAGCGTAAGGATTTCTCCACTCATACTGCCAGTCTGAGAGGTATACGTCTGCTACTTGACTGCGATCCATTTTTTTTCTCCTCTGTTTCTCTTATGATTGATATAAGGGATACAATCTAGAATACAATAGGCAGATACAAATAAAATGCACTTTTATTTAAAATAAAAAAAGGGGCGATCCGAAGACCGCCCCAGTTTGACCCAACAAGGAAGAGGAGAGTGGGTTGTTTATGCTGCGCCTTCGGTTCCGAAGATGCCGCGCCAGTCGGTAAAACCGAAGCTGTAACGCTCACGAACTTTATACCGCACGTTGCCAGTCTCAAAGTCGCCTTCCATGCCCTTTTTCATTGCTGAACGGGTGAAGTGCTTCAGACCATCTGGAACGTCAGTGGTAATAAAGAACGCATCTGGATCAGTCAGACGGCGCATGATGTGATAGCCCCGTGGCAGATAACCACCAGCCTTAATCGCGTTGATGTCGTTATCGGCAGTGCTTGGACGCAATGCTGATTCCAGCAGACGCTCTGCGGTGAACTGATAAGCAGTTGGAATAACCAATTGCATACCTTGTGCCGCAATGCGAAGGCCACGATCATCTTTCATGTCGCTGATGTTAATCAGGATCGACTCAAGAGATGTTTCGGACAGATCAGCCGCCGTGGCAAGCACGTTGGACTGGTTGCCGTTCTGTGTTGGGTGCGATGCACTCAACATGGTTTGACCGTCACCACCAGTAAATCCAGCGGCTTGAGCGTTATTCAAGACGTTAGCAGCCTTGATCTCTTTGGTCGATGCCATTGAACGTGCCAGCGCCTTTGTGTAGCGCGAAGCAAGCGAACCATACTGACCATCTTCTTCAGCTTCCTCAGTGATTGAGAACGCCAAGGCGATGGTTTCGTGCTGGTAACGCGCAGTCCACTGTTGGCTTGCGCTGTCGTAAGAGACGGCTCCACCTTCAGTTTTTGTTGGCGCTTGTCCAAATCCACTCAAAAGTACGTCTTCCTCGTAAGCCTTTTGAGAGCTATTCGATTCAAAGACGGCCTCGTATTCAGCGGGATAGCTGTCGTACTCAAGTCCAAAGAGAGTGTTCAGACCCGGCTCTAGAGTTTTTGCAAAACTCGCTCTATTCATTGCCATTGTTCATGCCCTCCTATATGCCAGCAGTGGCTTTGAGAATATGCTCGTTTACAAGCACCTCAACCACAGCATTTGTGCCGAAAGCATTATCTGGTGAATCATACAATGCGATGATTTTGGCACTTGCTGTGCCAGTACCCATTGTTGAGTTCAACTCAAACGCTGACCTTCCAGTTATTGTGGAACCTGTTCCAGCAACAACATCGGCGCAGTTGCCGATATTTGTCTGTGCAGGCGCTCCATCAGACTGGACTTTATACACGATATATGGATCGTCATAAACATATGCACATATATCTGTAGCTGTTGTTCCTGACGGCCAATACTCACTGTATACATATGAACCATCAGAGGCAGTGTACGACACACCGTCAAACACACCGATATTGTTGGTTTCTGTCGCAGTGTGAGGTGTGATAACCCCATCTGCTGTCAGAATGCAAAGATCACCCGAAAAGATGTTCTCAGCCAAACCAGACGTAATGGTATATTTATTGGTGCGAGGTGCATTACCGCTCATGTGACGGACGGGTACAAACCCGAATGCGGCGTCTACATTTGCCATTTTTCGCTCCTATAGCGTTAAGGTTAATCGCTCATGGCAGAAAGTGTTCTGCCGCGACTTACTTCGGACTTACGTTCTTGATAGAACGTCTGCCCACTACGCCGTCCAAACGCATCAAGCTCTCCTGAGACTGCTTCATTTTGCTCTTCGTTTTTGCCTTCGTAATACCGTTTTTGCGCGGCATGACGTTCCTTTGGCATTTCGCAAAGCAACATTCCTTCAATCCCAATTGATCCTGTCCACTGCCCATGATTGATAGTCGGAAACAACTTTTCTTTCACAGTGTCAGCAGAGCGTGGCTCCCAACCTTCGCGCATTCTTTTATACACGTTGTCGGGGGTGTCTTTCCCTTGAATCGAGGTTGCGACCCAGCGTTGGACATAGCCGGGACGGGCTTCTGGTGCGTCCAACAGTGCTGGTGGTTTCCACGCCGCTTCTGTGCGAGACTGCTCGTCGCGGGTGGAAGATCGTGATTGTTCTGCACGAACATTTCTTTTCTCAGGCATGACTATTGTTCCCTCTGTTGACGGCGAATTTCGGCTTCGTATTTTTTGAGACCACGTTCATCGTTTATACCAAGTTCCCTAGCCATTCTAAGCTGCTCTTGCGTCATACGCACACGATTGCCCTTATAAGCTGAAGACCCGCCCGTAGTGGGGGCGACTGGAGACCTACCTTTTGGCCTTTGCTTCGGACTTGGCCCTGACTTTAACTCAGGAAATACTTTTTGTAAACGTCCGTTAAGTTGCGCGTAATATTCGTCGCTATTCTTGTCGAACCCTTCCAAATCTAATTGCACATCTATGGCCCGTGCAGCGGCTGTTTCTCGTTCAAAACCTGTGGCATTAAACCAGTTATTTTGCTGCCACCATGACATTGCTTTCTCAGGTGGCTGATTGCCTTGCGCTTGTTGCTGACGCTGTGGCTGCTGTTGTTGGCGTTGCTGCTGTCGTTGCATATCCTGCCGCCGATACTGATCGGTGGCCTGTGCCACGCGCATGGCCGCTCTCATGTCTGCCATTTGCTCTTGAAAGTTGACTTGGGCCTCTGTGTCGCCCTCTTCAACCGCCTTGTGCAGCGCCTGCTTTGTTTGCTGGTATCGGGCGTTAAACTCCTGTTCAGCGTTTTGCTGCGATCCCTGCTCCAGACGCTCTAGCCGCTTTTGCAGTTGCGCGTTCTGCTCTTGTATTTGCCGCGCTTGTATTTCAGCCTCTCTGCGCTGCGCTACGAGCTTGCTAATGCGCTTCTGCATCTTTGGCCCATAGTCTGGCTCCTGATCATCAGCGGCCTCCACAGGGTCTTCCTGTGGCTTCTCAGGCTTTGGCTTCGGCTCGTCGGTGATTTCTATTTCAAAATCATCTTCCTTGCCTTCCTTGGCCGCTTGGATTTCGGCCTCGATTTCTTCAAGAATTTTCTCTTGTTCCGACATGGCTCTACCCCAAATATGCGGCGACTTCGACGCCGTCTGGTAAAATGGACGTTAGCTCATCGTCATTAAGCAATAAAAACTTTACGCCCTTCACAACGATTTTCTGACCAGCGTATTTACCGTAGGTCACGCGATCACCGATTTTTGGCAATACGCTAGACTTCCAGCGTTCTCCTGTGTCGCGGTCACGATACGCTAAGTCACCCATTGCACAGACGGTGCCGTGGGCGGTCAGGTATTCCTCGTTGTCCTTTGAGGTGTCTGGCAGCAGAATGCCGCCTGCGGTCTTCATTTTTACCTGATTTGGCTGAACCAAGACCTTCCAATTCATGGGAATTGGGATTTGATGGGAACCAATGGTCGCACTGGTTTCTTCATCTGTGTATATACGGTCATGTTGATGAGACATGGTTATTCATCCTCTTTGTTTATGCTTTTGATCGTGTCATGTATTACGTCAGATGCTTGTTCTAGCCCCTCTGCAATACCCACGTTTTTGTGATATGCTTCAAAGTCAGACATTCGACCCCGAAGCATACTGTCAGCTATTTCAAGCCGTCTCTTTTCCAGATTGTTTCTGATCTGCTGGAGCAGATCGCTTATTGTCATTCTTAACGCCTCCCGACATGGAGACGCCTGTGACGTGTACAGTTACGTCTTTATTGTCTGTCATCAGTATCCCCTTTTCATTGATTTCTTTTTATTCTTTTTTTTCTTTTTTACAACCTTTGCAGTTTTCTTTTTACCATATTTCATTTTTTTTCCTTTCATCAGTGAGGGAAAGCTGGCTCTATTCATCGTAATTGCCAACGGGGTTTTGCATTTCCATCAGCCTTGCGCGTTCTGCGGCTGTCATGGGTGGGTCAAACTCGCCATAAACTAATTCTTCTATGCGGCGTTTTTCTGGAGTGAGCGTTTCTGTTGATGTTTTGCCATCAAACTGTCCCAGCGCACCGACAGGATCGCCCTGATCGCCTGTGGGCCGTCTTGCCATCAAGCTGTCTCTTGCCGCATCCATTTGCAAGTCCATGCTGGACGGCTCCATTACATTGTCCAGCTTGTTAAATTGTCTTTTTAAAAACTTCATTGCTGCCCCACCTAGCCCCACTATAATAGGGCCAGCCGCCGCCATTCCAGTCAGATAGGTCATTGGCTCTGCTTTGTTGTCGTAATAATCACCGACAGCAGGACGAACTGCATCCGTATCTTTTGTTAACATAAGCGCCAATTGAGAGGCGAAGGGCAAG